CATCCACAATTGAAGATGTTAATTCAGACGAACAAATAAATGCATCACTTGTTCCAGTGATTTTGCCGCCCGGTTGAGTCTTTGCCGTTCCCATTTCTTTCAAAATTCCTTGTATTGAACCCCTACCGACTATGGTGCGCGTGACATTCAATGGTTCTACTAGTTGCCTCGCCATACTAATCGGCGGACCTTTTCGTAGCCCCGAATCCGCGTGTAGCATCACGTATATGTTCGGATAGAGTTTGTAGAGCTTACCTCTGTCCAAAAATATCTTATCCCTTACTACCGCGGAAATTGCTGCAATTGCGCCCCAATAGTAAAACGGTAAAGGTGCCTCGTATTCTTCATGTTGTTTTACTATCTCGTCCAGCCAGTTCATGCTGGTGGTCCTTAAGGAATCTTTCCATCCGTCCGAACAAGTCTGAAGCAAAGTAGTAAGTCTCCTTGTTCAGATACTCGTGTTGTATGTTCGCCACTAGGTAGGCTACCTCCTCTAATGTCATATGAAATTGCTTATCCATTTGACGGCTTAATGCCTGGAAAGCCGCATCATTGCATTCATTACAAGTGTAGATACTCATAGCACCTCAGAAGGGGATATCGTCCTGATGGTTCTTGAACAATTCCTTCTTGACCTTCTCTAATTCCTCTTGTTTCAATCGCTCCACTAACTTATACAGTGCGAAATGAAACTGCGTAAGCAAGTGGATGATGTCATCAGATTCCAACGTAGCTGACTCTTTGAACTTAAAGTTGTCGTCAGGGTCGCGCCACGTTAACTGTAGTGAGAACTGTTTCATTTTCTTTTCAGCCGACCTTCTTCGTCATACTTATCAGGATTATCAGGTTGATATGGCTTACCCATAATCGATAAAGTACGACGCCAATCTTTCTCGTAATAACATCGCGCACCACATACAGCTTGGTCAAATCCATGCCATATTCGGTTCACAGATGCCATATATTTTGTGCCACAAATGCAGCATATTAATTCCTGCTCACTAAAAAGACTTATTTTATGGCTCTTTGACAACTCCTGCAAGAACACCCAGACCGATGGAGTCTCCATTTTTTCGGACTCCGTTTTTTCTCACGTATCTTTCTTTTCTTAGCAGTGGTCATGCTACCTTGAACCTTTCTGCTAAAGTGAGTTCTCTAACTGGTGGTAAAGGTGGGGGTTCAGGTCTATTGAACTTGAACTTCTTGAAGTGCTGATAATTTTCCCCAATTTCTACCTCACAGGGTATTGCTAATGGGTCGCGGGGAAGTGAACAATTAGAGAAATCTATCGGACGTTCCATTTCCTCCGCAGCAAGGGGTACGAAATCGTCAAGTTCCGCAACTTTGACGGAGAATAACAGTGCATCGTGAGATTCCAATATGAGCCTTGCGCTTGGATGCCGCATCTTAATGCGTATCCCTGCCGCCTTAGTGTTATCAGTAACCGCACGTTGGGGAAGGTATGACAAAGCCTGTCGATAAAGCTCATCGTCTTCCCTTTCGTAGAAAGTGCGCGTTCCACCATACTTTGCATCTACACCGTATGGGACCGGCGCAACTAAACGACGGGTTCGTTTGATAATGTCGGAGACTTCCGCGAAGTAAACACGGACGATGTTAGGAGTCTTGTTATGGAAGATGCGTAACGCTTGGTCCGCGTCCGCTTGAGTAATACGAATGTTTACCTTGTATTTCCTAGCATTCGTATTAACTTCCCTCATTGCACGTTGGGCTTTTGCTCCTCGTTCTCCAGCGTGTCTAAGTGTTTTTCCAATAAAGCGTTCGGGACATTCATAGCCAAGTACTTTTTTAGAGTATTTCGCCTCATCGCCACCGAAAAACCAGGAGGCCGTAAGCGCGTGTATATCATGATGATTATACATTTCCAGCATGTGAAAGTCACGCGCGAAAAGGCTAGTAACTCTTGCTTCTGCTTGGCTCGAATCAAGCTGAATGAAGACTTCATCGTCGGCAAGAGGTATATACTGACTTCTAACGTCCTGTCCAATATCACCGTGCTTAGTAATTGTCTGGAATGCTGTACCCAGAGCTTTTTTCTTTTTCTTTCCATCTTCACCTACTACTTCCACCCAAGGACGAATAGGTGGTTCTTGTTGGCCGTTAGAAGACCTGCCTGTTTCCAAACAAGGGAAACAAGTGGTCTTCATACGACCATCGTAATCAGGTAGTGCTAAGAGGTAATGCCCAATTGTTTTCCTGACTCGTCTATCTTCAAGTATAATTTCAACAACTCGTCGGTGTTCAACGTTAGTAAATGATTGAAGATTAAGTAAAGAAGTAAGTTCTTCTTCACCCGTTCCCGCACGTCTCGGTAATTTGAGGTGCTCGAAAAGTAGGACCGCAACTTGTTTAGGAGACTGAACGTTAGTTTCGACGCCAGTGAGCTTAAACAGCTCATAACGTAGACGTTCATCCCATTCAACGTATTTATGGATGAGAGCATCACGCGTACTTTCATTAATTCTGAATCCATTGCGTTCTATCTCCCAGTAGAGGTCTGGTAATTTCATCAGGAAATTTTCATAGAATGGACGCTGTTGGAGTTCATCTAAATCAGGGTCCATTGCTTGATCTACTTCACAAGTTACACAGGAGTCTCTGGCGCATCCGATAAGCAAATCTCGAAGACTTCCTTCATACATTCCTTCGTCTTTGTAGAAGGGCTCCTCAGTATAAACTGAAGTATTAAAAGCCAAACCTTTGGGGAGTTCAGGATTGATTGCGAATGCTTTAAGTAATGTGTCTCCTTTGATTCTACGTATCGCGAATCCGAGTCTAAGTATCTTGTCACGGTCATAGTTAAAGTTTTGCCCATGAACATCATGCTCCATTAGTATCTGAACCAGTATTTGCCAGCACTCCGCTAGGTCTGCGGTAGGAATAGTGGATATTCCATCAGCATTCCACAACGGAACAGTCATTCCGTGTGTCTTGTTAAACGCGAGGCCAATACAAATTGGCAGACAATGCCCACCAGCTTCAATATCGACCCAGACATCTCTTAGGTGTCGGTATCGATTATAGAACTGAAGAAGATGGGCAGAGTTTTGGCAGATTTCAAGATGGCGGTAGGGGTGATTAACTTCTGGAAAACCGGATTGTCTAATGGCGCGCTTGACATCAAACACCATTATTTGACGATTCCAGTAACCCTTAAATTCAACGTCTTGTGCGTGGTAGGTTAGGTGTCCTGGGTTATATGTGCAGATGACCTTTCGGCCCATTCCATGCAGTATTGAACCCCTGTAGTTCTTAATAGACTCCCTACCCGTCATTGCCCATAGCGGAGTTCCGCCAAGACCAATAATTACATTTGGTTTTAGCTGATTGATTTCTACTTGCAGCTCCATTAATTGCTCGTCGATTTTGATACCGACGTTTTTTGCACGAACGGCAAAAGGAACCTTTTTGCCTTTCATGTTAGGCGGAACTGCGTATTTACTAACAGTAGTTAGCCAACACTCGCCCCTAGAGAGGCCAGCATCTTTTAAGAGCCGGTCTAATTCACGTCCTTCCGAGCCAGTAAAAGGACTAAGACGCTTCGTATCATCAAGAGTAGGAGAGTCCCCTACTATCATGATATTTGCGCCTAGATTCCCCTGGCCGGGAACGTAAACTTTACCGTAGTCCATTAGTCTTCTACCATCTCCTGTGTTACGACTAACGTTATCGACTTACCGCATCCACGGCATTGATAGGTGCGCGCCCGCATATCATTACTGCGTTCGACAACTACCATTATTTCGGCTATCCTGCCGCTTCCAATGCACTCACCGCAATAAATTTCAATTCGCGGCTTGCTCCGGTACGACCTTGACTTTAATAGCATGGTATCCTCGTTCTCCTTTATCCACGGGGACAAACTCGACTTGCATCCCCCGCTTCAAGTCTGGAAACTTGAGCGTATCGTGAACAAGGGAGGTCCAATGAAAAAAGATTCGCTCGAACTTGATTTCATTGGAAATGACAAAGCCCCAACCTTCATCTGAGACTTTGATAATTTTTCCTGTTACTTTCTTTTCGTCTCGCCTTTCCGTGGCTTCTGTTGCTTGAGTTTCCATATTGCCCTCTGTTGATTCGTCCTTACCCACGCCGAAGAAATCTTTGAACGCAGAGTTCAATGACATTTGCATCTCCCTTTAGAAGGCGGGGTAGTCCTGCCGTATATCTGGGTATACCGCACAGGAACTACCCCTATCACTTAGTCCTTTACTGGGGTTAGATTACTCGCTTTACTGACCACCCAATTGGAACTGCTCAATAAAGTTCTCCCCCGAAAGGATCGCAATCTTGTGCCACCAGTATTAAACTAAGTGAATGTTAATTGGCTGCTACTACGTCCTCGGCCGCTTTCACAGCCCGATACTTATGGTTACAACGGTTCCGGGTACGACCTTCGTAGGTTTCGTTTTCCACGAAAGCGTCCACCTTCAAGCCAGACGCAGCCTGAAGATTGTAACGACCCGGTTGAACGTCAACGCCGAGCGCACGAAGAAACCCCTCGATGAAACCGCGAGCCTTGACCTTATCGTTAAACTGCAACGTAAGGGGAACGCCGCGGAACGATTCATCACCATTATCGCCGTTGCGAATAATAGTGGCCTCAATGAGACAATTATTTGAATCCCCGTTCTTACTGGGGGTCCAAGGACCGACGGCCCCGATATCCAACGTATACCAAGCGGGGTCTACCAGCTTGTTACGCAGGAGGTCGGAATCCGAAAATTCGACCATAGTCATAGACTAAGCTACTCCTACTGAAAGGCGGACGTTGTACGTGTGGGTGGTTGGTTGTTCGTTGGTTGTGGTGCAGGCAAATCGCTCTTCAATTTTGCAATTGCAGGAGCAATCCACCTATCATATAGAGGTTCATCCCCGAAAACTATCTCCTTGTCTAAAGGAAGTGCAGTTCTCGCGAAATCATCCCCCGTATGAACTGTGAACAGAGAGTACTTTCCTTCCTCATCTGCTCCAAAACCTTTTTTGATGTTGAAGTGGTAAACCTCACCGCAATACGCCGGAATCTTCGGCGCAATCTTTTTACCTGCGGTGATTATGGTGCGGGAAACGTGGGTGGTATTAGTTACTGTGTTGCGGTATTCCGCTTGAACGACGTGTGCAATGAGAACGATATTGACTTTATGATATTTGTGGATATCTTTGGTTAGAGCAATCAACTCTTGAAGGGCCGCCGCTTCTGCACCGTAATCTTCAATCTCATTAACAGCTATGCCTGCTACTTGTTTGCCGGCTGCCTTGCCTGAATCACGTATAGTTCCTCTCTTAAGAGAGAGGGTTTGATTGAGAGTCATGTCACACATTGAAGTTAGGGAATCAAACACTAACGTTCGGTAAGGACATCTAGTTTGGAAACTTTCCAACTTAGTTCTCGGGGTATTCCAATCGTGGTAATCGTCTGCCACTATTTCCTTGGGATTTACTTTCCAGTTCAGAGCTGGAATTAATATGCCATTCATCTTTCTATCCCACGAAAACCAATACTGCGGTTTAGGGAAAGAAAGCGCGCAAGTAGACTTCCTAGTTCCTGGTTCGCCCTTCAGCATGGCGTATAGGATACTAGGGTCTGATTCATCGAGTGTGAAACTCATTCCATACCCCGTTTCATCAGGTAGTTCTCACCATCGAGAACCATATGCCGGTCGTAGCCCGCGCTACGCATGAACTCTAAAACTGTATCGACTGACTGTTCGCGCAACTTCAGTGCGTCATTCAATTCCACGATTATCCACGGATTGTATTCCCTGAGAATGCGTTCGGCACCAAGCAGGACTTCAAAGTCAAATGAGTCCACATCAATCTTGATGCAATCAATTCTTTCCAATTCTCTTGCCCATGTTTCTTTCCAATAGTCAAGAGTTATGAATGGGTAAAGTTTCTTTTCGGGTTCCTGCCCCCAAATGCGGTAAATACTATCTTCCCGAAACTCTACATTGTCACCGAGAGCGAAAGAATAAAGCCAGACGTTATTACATTTGTTCTTAATTACATTCTCTCTCAGCATGTTAATTGTAGATGTTGGCTCGAATGCATGAACCTCACCACGGTATGCTAATTGAGAGAATAAAATGGAGTAGTAGCCAATGTTAGCGCCACAGTCCAACATTACCCAATCGGGCTGAACATTGCGAACAAACCAATCTTTCGTTTCCATTTCCGCGTAAGTATATTCTCCGGCTCTTTCCTTGTAAAATGCCGGGCATTCAATAGTGGGCCAACCCGGATAAATGATGGCTACCATTATTCCTCTTGTTCTTGAACTACGAATTGCGTATTTTCTTGAAGCATTGGCGCCATTGCCTTAATGGCTAACTCTTGCGTCTCGTAGAACGCGATTGCAATTTCCTCTATTCCATTGAAATTTTTTCTTCCCATATGACTTGCCTTTATAGTCATGGGACGTTTCTTATCAACCATATTGGTTATATTCCCTCGTTCAAGTATGAGGATTAATATTTTCCCATTGGTCGTAGTTGCTTTTATCATTCTTCACCTGCATTAGATGGATTCCATTCCGGACCTTTCACGAAATGCAAACGAATTTCTTCCTCACGCATACCGCGGTCGGACGAACATACAGGAACGTAAATACAATTCCCGTATTTCGACTCGCAGTGCGTAAAGTTAGGTGGAAAATGCTCGGCTTCCGTGTAGTTGAGTAACTGATAGGCGTAATGAGGCAGAATCTCGGACTGCCATTCAATTAACCTATCGGCCGAGTAGGATACCTGAACACGGGTAAACTTTTCCTCTGGCTTCAGTGTCTTCTGAAACCCGAACTTATTTATCATCACTCCGCGAGTGTCCATTATGTGACACTGGCCCATGAATTGATTATTCAGAGACAGTATATCTCGCCTCTGTTTGGACGTTTTATGGTCTGTAGGGTAAATGCCCTGGTTAGTGTCGAATACCACGTCCAATTTGGCCTTCCACAAGATACGAATTTCGTCGTCCTCGTAGAGAATTCTAGCCTTTACTACTTCAACTTCTAATGGAACCCAGTAATCGTTCCGGTAATGCGCGAAATACAATTCCGCGTCTTCCATTGCATTCTTCCAGCCCACGTAACGGCTATCAGAATCAACTGGTGTATTCTTTAATCCTAACCACGGGTCGGCCGCGTGCCCCAGTATAGCACAAGGCGTTCCCGTTGTCAACTGCTGGAGGCATGCTTTACAACCTCTGATGTATTCCTCTCCCATTGCTAGGCCGTTACTTGCAGCCAAATCCTTCTTGAAACCCTGAATGATAGACTTGTAATAGGTTTCTAGAACGACATGGATTAACGAGCCTACCTCAAGGCTATTGGACTTGCCGTTAGCTGATACGAATCGATGGTTGTAACGCAGGTCGAGCTTTCGCGCACAACTCATTAACTCAGACAGCATTGAGGCATCAAGAACAATGTTCTTCTTTCCGCCTTTAGGTTGGTCTATCGTCGGTGCGTCCGGTGGAAGATTGATTTCCTGGGTCATTGTTTGGCTCCGATACGAATTCTACTCCGTTAAAGTAAACTACGTATTTGCCACATTGACAAATGAGACGCGCGTTTGGCCCTACTGTCTGTCCAAGGTTAAACAGATGTTCAATAGGGTCTAATGTATCAGGACACATATCAGGTGCTGGGTGTATCATTTATTTGCTCCACCTTGAAAGCCCAAACGTCAGGAAATACTTCTACTCCCTTTTCCGTCGTGAGTTTGAGACTACCATTATCGTAATCCACCGCTGAACATTCAACGTTGTATGGGCCGACTCCTAATGCCATACCCATACCCATTGGAACTTGTCTCTTGAACCGCGCAACTAATTTCATGTTAGTTCTCCAGTAAATGCTAACAGCTTAAATACGTGTGACGGTTAACTGAAGGTAGGCGATGTTCTGCCTACCCTCAATCAAGACTGTTACTCGACTTTCTTAATCGGCTGGTCCGCGTCGAGCATTTCCACATCGACAACCGGACGCTGTCTTTTTACGAAGGCCACGATTTGCACCACAACTACGGTTTGGATACTGTCATCACGGTGCATGTATTCACGCGCGTCCGCTACTGCTTCCTCGAACGTTTCACGACAACAAGCGGCATTATAACCCCGCTCGATTGCTTGTCCGATGTGTTTCGCGCCCACGTAAAACTTCTTCGGCTTACCGTCTACGATGCGCGTTTCGCTCTGCTTAACCTCGTAAGCCATGAGGGTAAGGTTTGTGTTACGCGGATCAATTACGATGCCGTGCTGCGAACAACTCCAAGTTCCATCCGGGTTCTCGCGGAGAATAGTGCGAACGCTACTTTCCACGTCACAAACCGGACAATG